GGTCATCGCGGAGATGAAAGGGACCACAATGGCATCACCTTTGCCTCTTGCGGAATCGTCAAGAGAGCGTGAGAATGCACGGAGCGGGGCGAGCTTTGCGGTGAAGGCTTTAAGGGCTTCTTGTGCAAAGATTGTATCGTTGAATGAAATGGTAGCCATTTGATTAATTAGTTGAGATTATTTTTTGAGTTGTTTTTTGATCTCGGCTTGATTGGCATTGTAATATGCGGTTCTTGCCGAGCCTTTGAGATTGGAAAGTTCTTTGATGTGATCAATTTCAGCGGATGCTTCTTCGTTTGTTTCAATTGCTTCCGGTTGACCGATTGCTGCGAGAGATTCGGTAATTGCGGCTGGAATTGAAGCCTTAACTTTTTCGATCTCGGAGTCCTTGGCAATGATGCTGGCTTGGGCTTCGGCAAGTGATGCCTCGGCTTTTGCTTTTGATTCTTCTAGTTCAAGGATGATTGCTGACAATCCAGACAATTCTTGAATCTTGTTCTGAGCGATTTCAAGCTCCGTGCGGATGTATTCGTTTTCAGCGATCGATGCTTCGAGTTTGGAAATCTCATCGTTGCCCGGAAATAGTTTTGAAAGGATTGACATTGGATTATTAGTATGCTGGGTATTTTTAGGAGATGCTGAACGAATGTCAAGAATCGAATCAATGAAGCCATATTCTAATGATTGCGTGGCAGTCATCCATGTTTCTTGCTTCATCATTTCGCGGATATCTTCAACATCTTTGCCAGTCTTGCCGGCGTAAATCTCAGCGATGTTCTGCGATAATCCATCAAGCAAATCAGCGGCTTTACGAAGTTCTTCCGCGTTGCCTCTGACTCCTTGTGATGCCTCATGAATCATCATGCGACCATGCGAAACCATTCGGACTTCGTTACATGCCATGCAGATCACGCTTGCCATGCTCGCTGCCATTCCGGTTACCGTAGCAGTGACATAGACGCCGCGTTCTTGGAGCGATTTGATTTCTTGATAGACTGTATAGCCGTCAAAAATGCTTCCGCCTGGGGAGTTGATTTCAATCTCAAGCGTTTCGATCGCGTTTTCGGCGCAATTAGTGATCTCTCCAAAGTCAGCCCCAGATGCATATGCAGATGCGCCGAATAGTTTGCCGATATCCTCAGTGAGTTTCTCGACGGAGAATTGGTTAATGTCCTCGGTCAGTTTGACCTTTCCAGACTTGTTTTCAATCGTTGTCAGATTCATCTTCTTCAGTTGTTTGGGATTTTGTAATTTTTTCTTCTTCTGAGTGATCAGGTTCTTCTGGCCCTTCAGGTTTTGCCATTTCGTTTGGCGTTTGCATAAACATTTCACGGTCTTCAATTTCGATTTCGACTCCGTATTTAGCAGATGCCTCTTGTGATACAATCGCTGCGATTGCTTTACGATTTGCCACGGACCAAGCCCGTTTCATTAAAAATTCATCTTCGGTCAAACCTCTAGCTTCAAGAACTTCGGATAAGTTGCGTGATCCCGTCACCAGTTCTGACAATTCTAGTTTGGATTCCCTGCCGTCATCGACAGATAGGCGAGGTGGGCGCGAGAAGTCCCACGCGGTTGGACTGTCAACAATTGGAACACGATTGTTTTCAGCAAAGTTAGCATACGCCCATGATATAATCCGGCGAGCAGCATAAAACAAGATGCCCTGACGTTTTACGATAGCGCGTCTGGCTTTGACAATCTCAGCCCGTTCAGCCGTGCCTTGTCCTGTTGGTTTCCATACCAAAGACAAAGACCATCCAGCTCCAACTACCGCCATGCGAATGAGTCGATCTTGAAACGCCTCCCAGACTGGTCCGGGGTTGTCGTGTTTCATTTGCTCAATGCGCTGGTTTCCTTCGGCTGGCAAATACATGATGCCGCCAGGGAATTGCTTGGTTGAAAATGCTGCGGGCGCGTTTGTGACGCTATTGTCAAGCGTTGTCATCGGGTCATCTAGATCAGGAGATCCAGATTCATTAAAGACTGTCAGGTGCAAACGGCTAATAATCATTTGCCTCACCCGCTCGTCTTCAGTTGATGCCAAGCATGTTTTTAGGTCTTCAAGTGCATGAGTAAATGCAGGCAGTCCGCGACCGGCTTCCGAGAATGTCGGGTCAAAAAGATGGATAATATCCGAAGCTGGGATATCTTGATACGCGCTTGTCAGATAATTGCCCTCATATACCCGATAAGCCGCAGGTCTTCCGCCACGGTAGTAAATCACGCCATCGCGGATCTTGTATCCAGCGTATTTACCAGTATCAACAATTTCCAAACCTATCGAATAAACTCGGTGGCCGGGTATGATTTGCAGTCGAGGGAAACCGTCATCACCTTTAATCATCAAAATAAAAACGTCACCATCTCGATCCATTGCGATTGATGCTAGCTCAAGCATTTTCCACCAGTCGTAAATGCCACCGCGAACGTCGCATGATGGAAGGAATACGTTTTGAAGGAATTTGGCAGCGCTTTTACCGTCTTCCATGTCCGTGCTTCCGACATAGGATGGCAGCCAAGCCTCGCCAACAGAATAGTCAGCTTTCTGGTCAACGCATGCTTTCAATACGCCAATATTGACGTATAGCCGAGACGATAAAGCTGCAAGGGTTCTCCTGTCATTTGACGGGATTAACTTGTCAATGTCATCAATGCGCTGCGAATACTGCGGGCCACGCGCTAAGTTTCGAGACGCTGCGTGAGCGTGTTGGTATGGAGTGCCAAACTCGTTAAGGATTACAGATGATGCCATTGGTTCAGAAGTGGATTTGTTGGAAGCTAGAGATTGTTCTGCCGTGATCAAGTCTACGGACAATCTCGCGCAATAACCGGAGTCTGTCCGATTGCTTCATCGCTCCAGTTGAGGAAAACGATTGCCCGTTAACGGTTGCGCTTGTGATTGTAGCTCCAGCGTTTGCATCAATAAGGATAGACAATCCGAGCGCTGCCGCTTCCTTGCGGATTGCTGCACAAGCGATGGCATCATCCTTGTGCGCCATGTAATGAGCGTTGGCTTCGGTTGCTAAGTTCATCGGTGGAGTTATTCAAGATAGAAGGCGAAAGTCAAACGTCTTCACTTTCATCAAAGACGCGAAAAGCTAGAGCTGCTGCAACTTGATAACATAAGCAGTCCCATAGATGGTTTGCTTTTGATCCTGGGCGAATCCAAACGGACTTTTCTTCGCCGGTCTTTGGATGTTTTTCAACGGTTCGCCTTTCGCATTTCATGTGGTTTTCAAACGGCTTTGATACGTCGGCAGGTATTTCGATCTGGTCGCCAGCCTGCATCATGCGAGCTAAAATGTCTTTAATTGGATTTGATGCGAGGAAAATGAATCTTGCTACGCCGCCGGACTTTGCCCTTGCCCGCTTGATCGGTGAATAAAGTTTCTCAATGGTCTTTTTGTTTTGCCCGTTATGCGTAAAGAATCGTTTGTTTCCTTCTCCCTTAATGCCAGTCCACCCGTGTTTGACGCAAAGGTCTAGGATTCGGTCTTGCTCGTATCCAATATCAATAAATGTTTGCGGCGGTGGGATATTGTAACGTGCGATAATTGAAGCAAGATCGGCTTCGTCTCCACCATCGGACGGAATGTATCCCTCCCATAATATCCGGCATTGTCCACCTTGGCGCCATGCTGAAATGATAGCCCAGTAATGATCCCCACCGGCATCAATAGTTGCAAACCTACGAACCTCGCCTTCGATCGGTTGACCGTCTTCATGATCCATCTTGGTATATCCGTTGCGGCTGATTAGGATTTCCGAGTCAGCCATGTCATCGGACCAGAACTGGGCGCGGCGCTTTTGCTTCCATTGCCTTAGCTTGTCCGTGACTCCTTGCTTTGCCAGCCTCGACGCTTCTAGAAACTCAAGAACTTCTTGCGACCATGATATCCACCAGATCGCCAATGAATCGACGTGGAAGCCCCGGCAATCACGCAGCCCGATAGGATTGGTCGAAATATAGCCCAATCCACCGTTATCCAAGTTGGAATCCGACAACATCCTGCGCGTTTGCACGTTGTTTGGGTATTCTTTAGCACATCCTCGGCATCGCATTCTGGCGGTTTCGGCTGATGCTTGGTCATCAATACTGCCATCTTCTCGCGTAATTGTATCAAATTTGATCCAATCAAAGCTGAATGGTTGAGCATCTCCGCATTCACATCGCCAAGAAAACTCAGCCTGATCGGTTTTTTTCCATTCTTGGTGCAGATCTCCGTCGATTATTCCAGCCTGCGATACAAGATAAACCTTTCGATTCCAGCGGTTATGATGCCGAGCTAGAAATTCTCTGATCAATCCTGGCGCCCATGCCCATACTTCGTCACCGTAAAGCCATCGAACGGACTTCTCTTGGAAGTTTGAGATGTTCGCCCCGCCCATCGAGATTGGCATGTGCGGAAATATGATTTCTAGCTTACGGCTTGCGTGCCTGTCTTCTGGCCACAATGCTGCAAGTTGTTTGCAAGATTTCATCGCTGGCTTCAGTCGAGTCTCAGCCCAGAACTTTGCATCACTGTCTGTCTGCGATGCGTAGAGCAGCGGTCCGGGGTCTTCGCTTACGATGTAGGGAATCAAAGCCTCTGCCATCGTTGATTTACCAGAGCCGGTCGGAGCCAAAACCGTAATCTGCCGAGTTTCTGAATCACTAGCACATGACATTGGGCCTTTCCACCACGGCGTCTGGTCTGGGTCAAACTTGGAAGACCGCTCAGAGTTTGATATTTTGACGTTTTTCGCAGCCCATTGCCAAGGTGGAAGATCTGATGGCGGCCGCAATCCGGCGCTCAATCCATCAAGCACTGATTTATTTGCCGTCTTCATGTGTGAAAAGTTTGGATTGTGAGTCGGATAAGCGGGTCAGAATATCAACGATTGCGGATCTAAGGATTGATTGTATCTTGGCTTCACCTAAACCGGCTATCTGCGGTGGAAGATCTGACGTAAGTTTCAGCATCTCGGCGCGGACCACGGAATAAACCGCGGTCATTGATTCCCGAACCTCGCCAGATGGCACAAGCTCCCGGGTTTCCTGCTGGACTGCCACGATGCCTTTGAGCGCCATCACTTTTTCCTTTAAGATTCTGACT